AGATGCAAGCACCCCGATTGGTTACTTTTAATTAATAGATTTCCCCTTAATACCCCCGTGGCGGGGGGTATGGGGTGGGGGTGGCTGTGGTCTATCACTCCGCCCCCTTGAGCTCGTTGTAGGCCCTCACAATGGGCTCTGCTTCGCGTATAAACTGCTCGCGCAACTCAGCATCCTGACTGATGTACTTTGATCCGCGATTGCCTAGCCACTGGCAGGCTTTGATCACGGGCCACAGGAACGGCTTGGGGTCGGCCGGCACGCTGGCCGTGATCGGATCGGGCAGCATACCGATCCGCAGATATGTCTGCCGCATCTCTCCAGCGTCAGCCTGGCCTGATGTGATCTTATGCTGGGCGGCCGCCACTTTCTCATAACGCCGACCAACCTCCTCAGTGATCCCGGCCTGCTCGCATAGATCCCGGACGTCCTCGCCGTCTGTCCGGGCCTGCTGGATAATCGTGCCAGCCTCAGCCGCCAGCCCGATGGTCTTGCCCACCAGTTCCAGCGCCTTATCGCGTGTGTCGTTAAGTTTAGTGACGATTGCTTTTAGTTTCATTTCTTTATGCCTTTCTTGACTGCGGCCATGTTGAATTTTGGAGCCTCACGCCGCCGCTGTGCGTGCACTCTGTACGCCCGCTTGCGATAGGACTCTCTGGCCTTATCGCTTTTCTGTGATCGCGACCGGATCCCGAGCCGGTCATAAACTTCAGTCACCTGCTTGCTGATCGCCTGCTTCGTCACGCCGTACCGTTTGGCCACGGCAGTCATCGACTCCGGCGACTTGTTCAACGCTATGTTAAGAACGGCATGGCCCAGCGTGTCCGTTCGGTTAGCCATCGCCGGGTGATCCGGTGCCTTCGCCATCAGGTACTCTATTACTTTTGTAGTAGTGAAAGCTGTGCTGGTGGTGACCGTGATCCTGAGTTCGGAATACGCCTCAAAAACCAAATCGGACAGCGTATCCATAGTCATCGCCGGGTGCTGAAAGTTGGCGGGTATTTTTTCGATGATTTCTGCGCTGTTTATGATCAATGGAAATACCCCCTATGGATGGTCAATGGATGGAAATTATGAACCCTATCGATGGATATTCCCTTAAAGGGGGAATATCCATCCATAGGAGTTCGACCAATTTCCGGTGATAGAAAAATAATAAGTGGTGATAGGTTTTTTGGGGTCATTTTTGATCCTCGTTTAGTACGTATTTTTTGGCCTTTTCTGTGCCTATATTTTTGATCAAACCCTCGATTTCCCATGCCGCTGTCAGATCCCTGCTTTTTGTGTGACCGATCTTCGATTTGTTGCGGATTAAACTTTGAAGATCGCCGGCGCTTATCCCTTTTGAGATAGAACTTCGATAATCCTCAAAGTTGACCACAATCTCCGGCCGGCCTGCCGTCTTTCGCTCGGGTTCGTCCGCCCCAATCCACGCCAGACCGACATCGCTGTGGCGTAGGTTCACGTAAGGCTGAATGGCGGTTTGCGCCACAATGCCCCCAGAATTGAGATTCGACCGCTTCCCGCGCTTGGTCACCTCTAGGCGGTACACGTTGCGCTGTTCGGCATCCTGACCGCTTGACGCTAGTGTTAAAACGCTCCGGGCCCAGTTGGTCAGCTCGGACGATCCAAATCCGCTATATGCCTTGTCGTGCCCTTGATACCCATTTCCTTCCCGGACGGGTTTTGGCGTATGGTGAATCAGCATCCACGCAAACCCAGCCGACAGCGACAGCGGGTTCAGCATTGTGCGTAAGAACTCGCTGGCCGTCTCCTGACTAGACAGGTCGCCGCCGATAAACGCCAGCAACGGATCCACCCACACCAGGTCAACCTTGTACTTTTCGACAAGCCGCCGAACGCGATCGACGAACTTCTCCCCGGTGGACGTGCAATCCCGGACAATTATCACGTTGGCCTTCACCAGCTCGATCTCGTGCGGCGTTAAATTCATCGCCTTCAAAACGCCTTGGATCGCCTCCGCCACGTCACCCTCATCATTCTCGGCCTGAATGATCAGCGACTTCAGCCCGTTGCCGTGCGGGTTAATGCCAAAGAACGCCCGACCGATCGCCCAAGTAATCGCCGCCTGAGTACAAAGGACGGACTTGCCGAGCCCGCTGCTACCCACCCACAGCGCCGATCCGCCCCGGCAAATCCACCGCTTCCCAAGGAGTTGGGTCGGATCTTCGGTCTCTTTAAAATTCAGCAGGTCGTCCCACTTGTACGGCTCGGGGATGTCGCCAAACAGGATCCGCTCCTTCCATTCTAGGAATGAGATTTTAGGTGTTCCGCATTCAACCAAATCCTGCCGCTGGCCGGTGGCCGTCCGCATCGCACCGGGCAAGCGTGAAAGGCGCCCAGCGTCCTTGTTAGCCGGATCCGGCTTGGAATGCTCAAGATGATTGTAAATGAACTCGACGCGCTCCTTAAATTCCTCCTGCGTTGTCGCGTCGATCCGTACCCACGCGTGAAGACTGCGTGAGCCGCTTTTGATGATACAGGTGGTAGGCAGTCCGCTCTTTTTTATAATCTTCCACTGTTCATCCATCGTCGATTCATCGAATTCGATCAGGCAGTGCCGCCATTTCACAACGTGCTCCGACTTGCGGCCTTTGCCGTTGTTCGGATTGATCGAGGCATACACTCCCACGGCGTTCCCCTGCCATTCCTTCAGCCCTTCGCCTTTAAACAGTTCGAGCCATTCCTCCCGGGTGCGGGTTTCCCCGGATCCGTCCGGGCGCTCGCGGTCGTCGTCCCGAATGCTGCGTGTGATGTTTATCATCTCGCCCACTTCAAACGCTGCCGTCAGGAACTTCTCCACAGGCGTCTCGTCCACGCTCCTAGGCATGGCCGGGATGGGGTCTCCTTCTTTCACGATCTGTAAATTATGCAATTTGTATTTTCCTTTCGGCTGATAGGGCTGACGGGCGGGCTGTCTGAATGCAGACTTCGTGCATCCCTCAGCCTCTTTCAGCGGTAAATTATTCCTCACACACCATTCCTCGGCGTTCGTCAGCGTCTCGTCCTGGCACGCACCGGAATCGCGCCACTGAAGGCACAGTTTAAACAGTTCCGTGTTTCGGGTGCCTTCTGCGGCTCCGTTTTTCATGACCTCGACTGCGGCCGGTGGAAGTTGGTGGATCATTTGCTTTCCTTACCAACGGCCTTGGTATCCATATCGCGTTTCTGATACGCCTTAGCCCGTTTGAGCAGCTCCTGGGCAATCGTCAGCGCCAGATCCAAACGCGTCCCGGCGGCCTTATGCTGCTCGGCTGCCAGATTGCGTTTGGCGCGTTCCAAGATTTCGACCAGCCATGTGGTGCGTTTTACGGACATAAACCAAGCAGCCCCCAGTTGGTTGTGTTTAGTTTGTCTGAATGAAAACTGTATGATATTCCATCTGTCTGATCGTTGTTTAAAATTTCCCAGTGCTTAAATGGATGAACATATATTGCAATTATGTCTGCATCGTCGACGTGATAAGGAGTTTTACATCCAGCGCCTTTGGCAATTATAACTCGGCACCTTTTTTCACACCTTTCTCCATTTTTTTTATAAACGCAAGTCCAGGTGCTTTTAATTTGAACTTTTAATAAGCCTGATTCCGCGTCGACAATTAAATCATAAGTTTGCTCATCTCCTATTGGAACCGAGCAGCTTGCCCCTCTTGTCATAATTTCTGTTATGAATAATTGCACGGCAAGAGATCCCATGTGTTTGTTTTCTGTCGTTTCAAACGGTTTATTTTCTTTTCTAAAATTAGATATCCGTTGTTTTTTAAATTCTTCAGCTTTCCTTTTTTCAAAAAGCAACAAATGTTCCTCTGCTATTTGTAATTCTTTTTGTGCCTTGGCTTCTTCTGCCCAAGCACGACTTCTGTTAAGTATTTTTTCTGATAATTTCACCACTGCCCCATTCCCCACCGCATCCGGTTATTCTGGGCAATGATGACCTGCTGGGCGTACTGAGCCGGCGTGTAGGTTCCGATGATGCGGGCTGAGAACATCGCAAGCAGATCCAGCAACGTCACAGCACGGCCTCCGGCAGCGGCCCGGCCAGCTTGTAGATGTATTTTGTTCGGTCGTATTCCAGCGGGTATCCAAAAAAGTCACGCAGCAGATCGATGTCCCGCTGGATCGTTTTGTAGCTACATTCGAGCTCGGCCCCGAGGCGAAACGTGCTTGGCAAGCAAAGATCGTGACGCAGTTTTGTCGCTATTACGCCAAGGCGCCGAAGTGTCGGCCTTGTATCACCTTTACGCAGCGCCCTCATCCTGGCGCTCATCAATGTCGCTTTTTTAGTTCGCACGAGTCACTTCCACCGTTGCCACCTTGGGCAACCGCATCGCATTGAATTGCGCCTCACTGGCGGCAAACACGTCGATGACCGGTAGCTTCCCGCCGCTGGCTTTTTTGCTTTTGACTGCCGTGCCCGTATCGACCGCCACCCACTCCCTCTTTCCATTCAAGATCTTAATCTTCGACCACAGCGGAATGATGTCGGGATCGACTGCGCAGTGACGACCGGCCCGCAGCCGGGTTCCTGTGCTCGATTGAAAACGACTCGACCACTCGTCCTCGCCGGGCCAGTAGCCTGTGATGCGAACTTTCATTTTCTTCACGTCAATCCGCTTGGCCTCCGGTCTGCAATCAACCATGAGGTTCGACGCCTGCCCGGACGTGATCCCGAGAATGGCTAGAATGGACAGCAGCGCTCTCACAGTCCCTCCCGGATCCGGTCGATTAGGACGTTCTCGCGTGTTTCGGCGACGGCCAGTGCTGCCTTTGCCTCGGCCAGTTCACGGGCAAGCGATCGAACGCGGTTGAGGAGTTGTTCGTGTGTGGTTTGATCGGGGAGGATTTCAATCACAACGCATCTCCCGCGGGTCGTACTTCTTCAGCCAGCGCCAGACATGACAGATCGCGGTGAACGCCTTGTAAGCGTTGGCGACCTGTTCGGCGGTGTATTTGATGGTCTCAAGATCGCCTGTGTTTGGATCGATCAGAATGTTCCGACAGGGCAACGCATCCTCGGCAAATGCGTAGGAATATGCCGAAAGTTGAAGGAGATCCGTTTCGTATCCGGCGCCCTTGCCGTTCTTAAATTTGCGTGTCTTAAAATCCACCACTTCAATCACGCCATGAATGTCGGCGATCAGATCCACCCGGCCTGCGTATCCTTCAGCCTCGTTCACCATGACCGATTCGCTTGCGTGTACTTTGGTCACGCAGCATGAATGCCATTCCTTTAGCGACTCAAAGTGCGCTTCGTATCCATTGACCAGCTCACCCGGCTCCTCGCCGTTAATCAGGATTTCAGCCAGGGAATGAATATGCGTCCCTCGAGCGGCGGCCGCTTCAACTTCTTTCCGGCTATCCAACACGACGCGCTTGGCGAAGTCGGCCAAAGATTCGCCATCGTTCCTTGGCAGTGAAAGGGCAGCGGCGATCGCCTGTTCTTCTTTCCAGTTCATCAGCCCAGTCTTGCTGGGCCCGGCTGCTGCCAGAATTGTGGTCACGGACGGATACGCTCCGACCTTGCGGGCAGAGCGCAGGTCGCCGTGGCACGACTCGCCGGTCGCCATGTAGTAGTGCGACGACTCGGCCTTTGCTGTTGCGATGATAGGGGCCACGGCTTTACCAGTTGCGGATCCACCCGATCGACATGGCAAAAAGGGCCACGACGATGGTGGGGATTGCGATCTGTGTGATGATTGTGAGTGTTTGCATGTTTGTTTTTCCGAGCCGGACAGACGGATAGAACATCCGCCGGCTCTAGTTGGTTAGGATCTCGATTGTCTCCGGGTTAAAAGGGGACGTTGTTGCCGTCGCCGTCTTCTTCGCCGATCTTTACGGGTTCGGCGTTGCCTGTTCGGTTGACCTTCCGAACAAAGTCTTTATCCACGGTCACTTTGTTTTTCCCCGCGGGTAGGACTGCCTGCACGTTGGCGTAGGTGGATCCATCGCGTTCCGTGTGGGTCACGAGGATCTGACAGGGTTTGCCGATCAGCGTTTCCAGATCGAGATTCTGGGGTGGCGCCTTCTTTGCGTAGGACTTCAGGTCTTTAAACAGCGCAGCCTTTTCATGCAGGCTGAGCCCGTAGCGCCGTCCGATGGTGTACGGCCGCCCGTCTTCCATCTTAAGGCCGAGCTGCCAGACGATCCTCACCTGGTGCTTTTTGCCGTATTGGGTTTCAATGATTCCGAGGTCTTCCACATCGCAGAAAACTGCGTCGTGCGATCCTTCGGGTGCGGGAGTGTATGTCCCGCCTCTGCTTGCCATTATTGCCATACTTGTTTTTCTTTCTTGGTTTGGGTTTCTTGGATTTGCTTCGACTACTCGTCGTCGCAAAAGTCGTTGGTGATATGCGGTAGGTTTAAGTCTTGGAACTCACGCTCTGGCTTCTGCCATGCCAGCTCGTGCTGACGGGCCAGCCGGTGCGCTTCGGTCAAGTCGCCACGATTCACGGCATCGCTTACCTTTTCGGCCGAGTTGGCTTTCGCTCGGAGCGTGGCCGTTTCCATGATCAGGAATGCTTTGTTCGGCATCATGATCCGTACCGGTTGTTTCCGGAGTAGTCGCAGAAACGTTCAAAACTGCGGTCAAAGTCCTCGTGCTCGCGTTCGTACACGTCGTACTCGTAGTCGGGCTTGTCGTTGACCGGAGCAGGCGTGGGTTCCTTTGCCTTATCCGAGTTGAATTGTTCTTCGTTGTTTTTTGGTTCGTTCATTTTGCGCTCCGTTTCATTGTGAGTTTGAAGGTTTGAATAGTTGTCTTAATGAAATCGGTAGTGATGCATTTCGGTGAAAATCTCCACACCCGCCAGCCAAGGTCGGCTGCTGCCCGGTACTTCTCGCAATCTTTCACCATTCCCATCCCACGCCCATGGCGGCCTCCAAACGGCAGGAAAGCACCGCCGTCAATTTCGATGGCCAATTTGTAATCAGGCAGCGCAAAATCAAAACGCCACTTCCGCGTCGGGTGGAATTTATATTCTGCAATTAGCTCCGGCCCACCGGCTGCCTTCCAAAGCATGATGAATTTGCAGGCCAGTCCGCTCATTTGACCTGCCCTTGCTTGGCCATGATCGACGCCACCACTTCGGTAAGTCTCGCCACGTCAGCCTCTAGGCGTTTCGTCCGGCTTTGCAGGTCGATCAGAACAGTCGCCGACGACCATTCCGCCATGCCCACGGATTTAGACGGCACCACGGCCCCCAGCACGCCCTCGGCCTCCAGATCCCGGACGCTCACAGAATCTCCTTGCGAACGAAGTCAATAATCCAGCAGATCACGGCGATCGCTATGGTCAGGCCGCCGATTCCGCAGCCTACAAACAAGCCCCAGCCCACGATCAGTCCAGAAAGCTGGGCCAGATCCTTCATCAGCTCCCAAGGGATCACTGTTCACCCCTTGCTTGGCGAGACCATGCCAGCCGGACGGCGGGATCCGGGTGCCAAACGTAAGCGTCCGGCCCTAAATTATATCCGCCCCGCTTATTAAAGTTTACTTGTTGGTAATGACGCTTCGGAAGCTCAGGTATTACCTGCGATTTTACAACTCTATCTAAGTCGTTGTAATGATAGGCATCGGACGGGGTGGGATTTGAACCCACGGTTCTATTTCTTTCTTCGTTTTGATTTATTATGCTAGGGAAGTTCATTGTATGTTATTGCTTCAAACTGAGTAAATGTTACCGTTATGACCATGGCCTTTTCCTACGTTAAACGAGGCTCCCCGTGGTACTTCATTCGCTACAAAAACGAAGACGGCAAATGGCGCAGTAAGGCCACCCGCTATCGCATCGATAATACCCTGCACCGGGCCAAGGCAGTTGCGGAAGCTGCCCGACTTGGCGTTCACGAAAACACGGCTAAATGCGGCCACGACTGGGTCAACGATTTGATCCAGAATCATCCTGTTTCCCCTCTTACAAAAGTTTATTACTTGAATTCGTGGAAACATCTTGAGCGATTTATTTATGAGAAAAAAATAAGTCTGCAAGCATTTTCCGCTAATGACTGCGAAATTTATTTGAAATGGCGCCAAAACCTTCCCCGCGCGTCCGGCGGACAGGCCGGTCGGAACCAAGCGTGCCAAGATTTGAAGATTCTTAAATGGATTCATAGGCAGGGTCGCCTGCTTGGAAAGATGGACTCCGTTGCCTTGCTTGATTACAGAATTAAACGCGGCCCGATCGCCCGCGTTAAACCCGTGTTTTCGGATAATGAGATAAAAATTGTGCGGAAAGCTCTGTCCGTAGAAGGCGTCCCGGAATGGATGAAGATTTCCTTTGAGATTGCTCTGGCCACCGGCTGTCGTCTCCGTGAAACGCAGATCCCGCTTTCCTGCGTGGATCTGAAGAACAGGATCCTGACTTTCCCCTGCCCCAAGGGCGGAGCCGGAAAATCCTTCAGCATTCCGATCCCGGCCGCCATCGAACCTATGCTGAAGACCATGAAAGCTGAAGGTCGTGAGGTTACCTGTGAAGTTCCCCGCACCCGGGCGTCGCTCTGCTGGCGTAGGTTGCTTGATATTTGCGGTCTTAAACGTCATTGTTTTCACTCTTTGCGGGTAACCCGAGTGACGCGACTGCGTCTCGCAGGCTGCTCTCAATCAGTCGCCATGCGACTCGTGAATCACTCTTCGACGTTAGTTCACGAGCTTTATCAGCGACACTGCGTGGAGGATTTGCGGGACGCTGTGAACGTAGGCCAGCCTGCTCCTTCCGCCATTGATCAAAGTCGCTCGGAATTACCTTTCCCGCGATTAGGGGAAATCCATGCATTCCCCGCAGTTGTTTGATTTTGGCGTATCCTAAATTGTAAGCGGCGCCAAGTTGGCGGAGTGAAAGAGCGGCGTCCTCCTGGCGGAGTTTCATGGCTGTATCGTGGAGACGCCCCAAGATCATAAGTATCTAGCTTGATTCTCCCGACGCTCGATTGAGCAGTTGGGCGACGAGTTGCGATAAAGAAATCCCGCGCTTGCTTGCCAATTTTTGAGCGGCCTTTTTAATAATTGCCGGAAAGAAAAAGTTGGTCTTTTCAACTTTATGACCATTTAGCGGACGGCGGGGCATACACCGTGAATACGCCTTCACTACGCATTGTCCACACTTTTCTTTTTTATTACAAAAATCCTTTTTTACTTGAAGGCGTATTTATTACGCATACAATATGCCCTATGAAAAAGGTGAAAACGAACCTGACGATCGATCCCAAGGTCAAGCGCAAGGGCGAACAGTTGGCCAAGAAGAACGGCCTGTC